GCAGGAAGTAGGATTTTGTTTGCAGTTCCTCCAACTATAGCAGATGCAATTTGAGAAGGATTAAGTTGTGTATTTGCTACTCCCCAGAAGATTGGGTAGATTCCATTAAATGTTACAGAAGAACTTGATGCAGCACCAGCAGCTTGTGGAGTGTTTACAGTGTTACCAGCAGTTCTACTATCAGTTGTACCATCACTATTTAATTTAGGAATACCTGCATTGTAAGATCCTGTAAACTGATAAAAAACAGTAGAAGCTGCTTGTCCAGTTATTGGAGCAGGTATAGTGAGAGTTTCTGTATATTGAGGAGTGGTGTATGATATATTAGGACTATTAGGATCTGCAAACCCAAACTCAGATCCAAATGCTGAAAGTGTTGTAACTGTAAAACTTGTATATGTAGTCAAAGAAGGAGTTAGACTATTTATAGACTTCACCAAACTCATAGCAGTGAATGCTCCACCATCCCATCTATTTCCCACACCTGTTGCAGCAATACTAACCACCGCACCAATCTCATAGTATGTAGCAGGTGTTGGTGTTAAAGTCATTGTAACTGTAGGAACAATATATGTAGGAAATCTTAATGGAAACAATATAGCATCTAACACTTGTACTAATGTAAGCTGACTCCAATTAGCAGCTGTATTAGGTGCTGCACCACCAACAGGAACTGATACTGATGCAGGATTAACAAGTGTATTGTATAATGTAGAAAGATTTGTTTGTTCTGGATTTGTCCATACAAGTCCTACATTATTCTGTAAAGTGATTTGTTGACCTAGTGAAGTTGGTGCAACTCTTCTAACAACTCCTGTTGATGTTTGTGTAAGTAAAAAATCAGGAGTTGTAGACTCTATAGGAAGATTGGTTATAAGTAGTGCATTTCCATTGGTATTGATTGTAGTACTACTTTCTACTAATGTACCACCAAGTTGAATGTTATTACCAGTTTTAGTAAGACCGTTGTTTGCAGTGATGCTTGCAGCTGAACTATTTGCAATAGCAGCATCTACCTTTTGAAAAGCTACACAAAGGTTATCAAGATTATCTATTCCTGTATTAGGAAGAGCTGGACCATAGTATAACACTCCTTCACAACTAGAAGAATTAGCTGTTACACAAGGATCTACAGTTGTATTATTGTAACAGGGAGTTCCTGGATGACATGACATAATAATTAAATTTATTTAGATTAAGGGATGTACATTATATAAAAACAACCAATTCCAGGTTGAAAGTTTGCATGTGGAAAAGATCCTCCTGCAGAAGCATTTACAACTCCCACTTCAAGAGTTGTATCACCTGTAACAAATGTTCCAGAGCCACTCTTCATAGTTTTTTGTGAAGAATCTCCTCCTGTACCTGTAGCATTTGCTCCAGTGTTATTTAATGAATGATTATGTGGATTTGGAAGAACGGTTGCTACAGCAGCATGTGTATGTGTAGGCATTTGGCTCTCAATTAGCGTAATGTTATTTGAACCAGCTGTAGAAGAAACTGAATAATTTGGATTGTTGAAGTTGGGATCTACTACAGGAGACAATGGTGTAGCACCATTCATTCCTGTTGTAACACCGACAGTCACTCTACCTCTAAGATCAGGTGTATTATTATCACCATTGCATAAATATATTTTTTCCCAAATACTTCCTATAAGACCAGCACCTGTATTATCAAAGTTACCTGACGTGCTACCAAAATAAGGAAGAGCTACATAAGGAACCATTTTACTAGATATGCTATTTGAAGGAGCAGCTTGAGCTAAATAATTTGCAATGTATGTATTTATATCAGAGATGAGAACATAGTTATTTTCTACATCAAGACCAAGTGCGCAAAGTTCTGAGATTACAGCTTGAAGTATATTGTGAGTTCCTGAAGAAGGAGACACTCCTGTTAAACAGTTTGTTACATAATCTGCTTCTATCGTATTGATTCTTGTAGTTTGTGTAGCAATAGCTGTTGCATTTGCTGTCACTTGTACTTGAAGATCACAAGCTGCTTTCACCAATGCTTCAAATAATACATTAGCTGTAATATCTCCACACGTAGGAAGATATTTTGTAACCACTCCGCAATAAGAAGATTGAGGAATAGTGATTACAATTCCAGAACCATCTATTGTAGAAACTAAAAACCCTATCAATGTTTGTTCAACGTATGATAGAGAATCTCCATTTTTAATACCCAAAGCAGGAATATCAACTCCTGTATATCTTACGCATTGATCAGAAACTATTTCTGTACAACCATTATAACAATTTGAACAACTCATTATTATCTATTTTTTAAAAGTTTAATTTTGCTTCCAATTTGATTCACTGAAAAATTTCCTGCATAGTCACAATTACATGTCCTATACATAAGTATTCTTTTATAATTTAAAAGGTCACTCATTACTTCTCCAGGAAAGGGTTTGTTCAAAGCAAATACAATATTATTATATTGAATGTTTGCAAGCTCTGCAAGCTTGTGATCGATGTCACAAAGTAATACAGAAATATTAGAACATTCTATACATTCCGAAAGTCTTGGTGATAACATTTTTAAATTTTTATTTATTTAACTTTTTGAACGACATCCTGCACAAAGACCATTTACTAATTGACAAGCAGGCATGTGCACTGTACAATTTTTACACTTAGTTGATTGACATCCCATATTAATTAAAGTTTACAATGTAATTGTTCCCAGAACATCTACATCCGTTTTTAATAAAATTATCAAGCATTTTCTTTGCTTGGTTGTAAAGCTTATTAGATTCTATTACAGCACAATTATTAGCAGCTGCGATAGATCCTTGTATGAAATAATATATACTGTTTAATTCCACCTTAGCTTGTGTCTTGATAGCTCTATCACATTCCATAAGATCAAGTCTCATGAACGCATTGTCAAACTTCTCTTGAAGTTGATCTACACGCATTATTGATTTCTCAACAAAGTTTTCAAACGCAGGAGCTATAGAATATTTTAAGAAATACACACCATCAGGAAGAGGTACTTCTGCATCTGTGGGAGATGTTATTCCTAAAGAGGCAGAATTGAACACATTTGTAGTGTTGATGTTGAATGGTAGGTTTACAAAACCAAATCCTCCAGGAATAGTAATTTCAATATTCGGTGCTGATGGAGTTGTTGCATATGTAGATATGTCCTTAACAGACAAGATTCTACTATCATATGTAGGAACTACTAGTATGTTTAAATTAAGAGATGCCATATTATTTAAAATAAATATGCCAGAGGATTTTGAGATGATCCTCTCTTTCCCCTGGCATAGGTTATATGATTTCTATGATTTCTATTAAGGAATCTTAGTTGTTGTAGATGAAGTTGTAGAAGTGCTACTAGTACTAGTTGAAGTAGTAGTTACACATGTATTTCCACCTGCAGGAGCATCCAATGCAGCAACTAATATTGCTTCAACAGCTGCAGTTAATCCGTTGTTTGGAACAGCTATGATAACCATTGAATCTTCTTTGATGTAATCACCCCAGCTGTAAGCTGATTTGTCATACTCATTAAATTTGATGTAGTATGAATTGTATGTAACAGCATCTTCAACATATGATTCAAAGTTCTCATTGTAACCAGCCATTCTGTATAAATGCTTCAAATATCCAGCTTGGTAGCTATAATAGTTTTTCTCTAATTGTCTCATCTCAACAGGTTGACCAGTTGCATAAGAAGAACGTTGAGTGATTGTAGCTGTAGCAACAATGTTACAGTTATCAGCAACGATGAAATCAGCAGTTGTAGCAGGACCTGAGTAAACAAATGTACGGAAATACATTCTGTCATATTCTTGAGGGAATGCAGCAACATCACATGGTTGACCATAGATAGTTAATGGTTTACCAGAGATACGTAAGATTGCATTTACATCATTACCAATTCTTTGGAACTGATAGAATTTGTTAAAGTTGATGTTGTCTGGGTTGATACCAGGAGCTTGTTGAGTTAATTTAGCAATGAATGAATCAATCAAAGCAGGAACATCAACAATATCACATGGATTACCACCACAATCACAACAAGGAGCTTGAACAGTCACTGAACGAGTGAAACCATTGAAGTACAATGTGTCAATGTAAGAAGAGTGTGCACGTAATGTTAAAGTTACAGTGTCACCACATTTTACATTCCAACCAGCAACATCAGTTACTTGGTTAGCAGCTGTAGGACAACCTGCAACAGAATACCATTCTGTAACATTAGTTTGACCAGCATTTAATACACCAGAAATCTTATCAGATCTTTTAGATCCTTGAAGATAGGTGTTTGCTCTACCTTGAGCAACATAGAAGTAAGGAGCAGCAGCAATAGTACCAGCAGTTAATGCTGTGTAAGGACCACTTGCACCTTGACCAAAGAAACCTACTTGACCAGCGGTTAAGTCTTGTGTAGAATTAGCACTAGCAATTGAACTGCCACTAGGAACTACAAAGAGGGTTGTTAATGAAAAATCAGCCATTTTATTTTATTTTAATTGTTAAAAAACTTATTCGTTTGTTTGTATTCTCATTGCAGCACTTTGAATAGCTGCTTGGTTTTCTGTGTACATTGCAAGATTTTGTACTGTAAGATCTAAAAGTTCATCTTCCAAATATGTCTCAAGTTCACAATCTTGATTTGTAGAATCTGTTCCGTCAAACTTTACATATCCTTCTTTATCAATATAAACAGGATAGCGCATGTAACTTACATATATTTCAGAGGGAGTAAATGTTCCATCTGTAAACACTGAAATTTCATCAGAAGAAATAAAGTTGAATGTTTCTTGATATTCAAAAGATGGTTTGTAATGATCGTTGTTTAATATAAACTGAAGATCACCATGTTTAGCAAGATCACGATTAATCCAAATCTTTCTATTCTTACATCTTCCTTTATCTGCTAATACATATGAATCCATATAGAACATGTATTTTGGAGACAGTTGATCTGTCTTAGCAGCCCATTGATTTAATTGTGGATTCTTTATTTTAAGTTTCAAAGGCTGATTGTTATATGTAACAATAAGACTTTGAAGATCTTCGTAACGCTTTTTAAAAGAATCAAGACCAAGACCACTTACAATACTTATACCATCAACCTTTTGTTTGATCAGTTTAATTTGAGCCTCATTAAGAGCTAATATTTTATCTTCTAACTGAATCTGTTGATGATCATTAGTGGATAGTTTATTTAGTCTTTGATCTATTTTATACAATAAACTATCTACTGGTATCATACGGAAGCTAGTTTCTTAGTTTTTAATTTTTGTTCTAAAGTGATTAGTTCATCCTGGTTATCATCATCAGCTAAGAATTTGATTAAGTCATCTTCATCTTTTGCTATTTCAAATTCTCCTTCATAAACCTTACCTGTTGCCTTCACTCTATATATTGAATGCGATATTGCTTGTTTAACAACGTCTTTAATATGGAGCAGATTTTCCTTCATATCAGCAAATCTATTGAACACTTCTACAGGGTTAAGTCCTTGGTATTTACCAGCTTTGAACTCTGTTTGTTTCAACATATTATCAACTTGATTGTAAACAGATTCTTCTTTTGTTTCCTCTGTTACAGGAAGTCCCAATAATCTAGCAACTTTCTTTTTCTTCTCAGGAGTCATTGAATCAAACTTAACAATAGCTTTATTGATAAGTTGTTTCTTTTTAAACATCACTGCACTTTCAATCTCATCATCAGCTACATAAAATTGTGTATCTGCTGCAAACTCACCTCTTTCCCATGCTTGATATGAAGAAGCAATGGTTGGATGAACTCTTAACCAAGAGAATGCTAATTCCTGAAAAGGAACGTTAAGATCAAAGAAATTATCACCATCTAATAATTTAACAGCTTGTACATGTAATGTATCTTCTGTAGAGGTTGATAGTCCGTAGTTCCAAAAAGAAGAACGTGGTCCTAAGTTTACATCTCCTAATGCTGATTCAAGTTTTGTTTTAAGTGCTGTTACACGCTCGATTTCCATTTCCTTTTCTAAAGGATCTTGAATTCTTTTAATGTAAGAAGCATTTGGATCAAGCCCTGTTCTATACTGTCCATCAAGTTCTTTATAAGGATACTTGAAAACACCTGTACCAGGAATTCTTGTTAAGCCTTTGGTAGATAAACCACCTTGCATTGTTTGTAACTGAGAGTTGTTATACTCTTTCTTTAACGTAGAAATTTTGCCTATTCTGCCCATAATGTAGTTGTTTTTTATTGGTTTAATTTGCAGAGAAATAAACATCGAAGTTTTAGCAATTGGGAATTCCCCAATCCAAATCTCTGTGTGTTAAGAAGATTCTCCCAGCTTGGAGTGCTGGGAGGAATCATCTTGGTAGGTTATGGCTTCCAGAGGAAGCAGAGTTATAATTCTGAGACTATAACGAGGATTAGAATTGTGGAATCTCTTCAATCAAAACTGTACGTGATAAATCTTCAATGAACACATCGCAACGATCTTTCATCCAGATTTCATATCCTGGGAATTTGTTTGCAGAACTCATACCTTGAGACTTAGCAAAACCTAAGTGGTGACGAGTACCATCGATATAACCCCAAGTCATAGAAGGAGCACCTTTCATTCTTACTTCTCTGATGTTGTTAACCATTGAACCATCGCTCATTGGAGATACATCAAATACCATGAATACAGGTGTAGACTTCTTGTTTTGACCAAATTCCAAGTTTGTTTGTGGAAGATCTAATTCTTTCAAGTGAATTAATTCAACACGTCCAGTCTCACGAGTAACCATTGCATCGAATGCAAAGTTGTAAGTGATGTGTTGACCTTCTCCTTGCATGTAACGATTTCCAGAATCAGCCATGAAAGTTAATCCACTGTTTAAAGCATCAGCCTTCAAAGCTTGTTGGAATACATCGAATCCAGCTTCATTAGTGTACATTTTAACTTTACGATCTTTAACATCCACACGACGATAGAATAAATCTCCAAATACTGAACGAATCAAATTTGCAGAAAATTCACCACGATTGTATTGAACTAAGTTACCGTTATTTCTCATTCTGTGGTAAACACCAGCAGATGTACGCTTTAATTCTTGCTTAGAACCGTTAGTCTTAACAGTACCTGGTTTAGACCAGATCATACGCTTAACTTTCAATTCTAACATTGACTTACGCATCCAGAACTCAATGAATGGTTCCCACTTAACATCGTTACGAGTTAAAGGTAATTGATTTCTACGTTGAGGAGCATATACTAAGATGTCTAATGGTTTACCAGAAGCATCTCTCATCATTTTATCATCAGCCCACTCAGTGATTTTGTGCTCATAACCATATGCTGATCCTAAAGATTCAAACATTGTGATTTGCTCACCTAAACGTGGTAATCCTAATAAGTCTTGATCAAACTCACCAATTGCAGCATCAACCAATTCTAATTCAATACCTGTTTGTAAGAATGTAGAAGATACGAAATCTATAGTTGGGTTGTCAGTCACTAAAGTGAATGTATATAACCATCCCATGTTCCATTGCATTGGATCTTTGATTACATAGAAACGAGGACCATATTGACGAGAACCTACAGAAACAATAGCGTTCTTAGAGAACTCATTAGTGTCTAAAACTAATTGGAACTCTTGACCATCAATACCTGGCTTATCTAAGTCAGCTGTGAAATCAGGAATGTCAATAATTTTAGGGAATTTGTAAGGAACAGCCACTTGCCATTTCCAAGCATCACTATTATTATCAATGTAATAAGGAGTGCTCTTGTTAATCATGTCCAAGAAGTCATTGCTGTACAATGAACTTTGAGTGTAAAGACTGATGATTTTTTTATCGTAATCAGCAGGCTCAGTGCTATGGAAGCTCTCTAAATGATTTGAGTCTGTAAGTTTTCCTACAGCACGCTTATCCATAGAGGCTACTCTTGCGTAAGTAAACCCAGTTAAACCAGGAATTGTTTGAATTGCCATTTTAGTTATTTTTTAATTATTGTTTAAATTGTTTATAAAAACCATGAACTTGAATTCTTAGAACCACCACCTGATGATTTTACACCGCTCTTACTCACTTGTCTTGCAACCTCACCAAATAATTCATTTGACTTTTTACTAATTCCGTTCTTTTGAATTGTAGAAAGTGTTGGATCTTTTTCTAGGATTTTTAAAAGAAGAGCAACCTTCACTTTCATTTCGTGGTTCTCAGGTCTTTTTAGTTCTAGAATAGATTTGTCAAAATCTGTGATGGTTTCACCAGATGTTGTTTTATATTTATCTACTAATAGAAAATCTTGTAGTTCTGCAGCTAGTTTTGGATTGATGGGAATACCATCGAATTCTTTAGCTTTCACCTTATCCTGAAGAACAGCTTGTACATTCTGTATATACTGATTTCTTATGGCTGCTTTTTGTTGTAATTCTTTTTGAGACTGTTGCTCAAGCTGTTGTAATTTTACTGCTTCTTTCTTTACTAAAACTTTGTGGTGCTTTGCAGCTACGCTTTCAAGATCACCATAGTTTTTTAATCTTTCTATTTCTGTTTCAATATCTTCAGCTTCAAATCCTTGATCGTTCAATGCTTGCTTTAAAACAGATATTTGATTACGTTCCTCAGAAAGATCTAGTTCAGCGAAACTTACAATATTATTATATGTACCGAAGTATTCTTTAGGATCAACTCCTTTTACAAATATGGCATCAAATGCTTGTTGATAATCATCTCCAAACTGTCCAATGAAGTTGTTTACCACTTCAATAGCTCCTTTCTTTTTTTCTACTTGAAATCTTTCAAGGAATTCTTCAGGAGTGGAGATTGGAAAATCTTCTTCATCTTCATCTTTAGAAAATACACCAAGTTTAAATAAGTCATTTGCTAATGCTCCAAACTTACTAACTTCTGGTTCTTCATCTTCAGATTCTTCCGTAACAACAGCTTCTTTCTTTTCTACTTTCTTTGGAGATTCTTCTTCCTCTTCCTCATCATCATCTTCTCCTAATAAGAAATCTTGAATAGAAGTTTCTTCTTTCTTTTCAGGAGCTTCTTC